ATGACACAATCTATAGTTGCCCATAGTAAAGTCGTCAAACCACTCGTTAAAGTGATTATCTACTGCCGTGTCTCATCGATGTTGCAAATGGATGGGTATGGATTACAAAGACAGCAGGATGTGATAAAGGCGTTCCTTGATGATTTTAAAGTTCCGTCTGAGCTAGGGTACGAGATAGATCGCGAGAACTTTGAAGTACTTGAGGACCAAGGGCGATCAGCCTATCACGGATACAACTTTAGCAAGGGGGAGCTGGGCAAATTCAGAGATAAAGTACTGAGTGGAGAAGTAAAAAGCGGACTATTTTTGATAGAGAACGTTGACAGGTACACCAGACTTGAAGAGTACATAGCCATGAATGAGTTCAACAACCTGATTTTAGGGGGAATTGACATTTTAGAAGTAGAGACTGGTGAAATCTTTAGTAAAAAAATTAGTGGTTCATTAACAAAACTTACAGTTTCGATTTCGCGTGCATACTCTGAATCTAAGCGGAAGAGTAACATCAGCAAACGTTCATGGATGAACCGTAAAAGGAAATCATTAGAGGATGGGGTTGCAATCAATAACAATACCCCTGATTGGTTGCAGCTTAGCGATGACAAAAAAAGTTATGTTGTAGATACTGATAAGGTTGAACTTATCAATTATGTTTTTAATAGCTATGTAGTAGGTCTTGGTGCAACAAACATCATCAAGCGACTAAATGATCAACGTAACTACTTGAGCGATACACCGTGGAGTACTAATAAAATTTATCATCTACTAAGTAATAAAAGAGTAACTGGTTACTTAGGTGATGAACGTCACTATCCTCAAATAGTTGAACCAGGCCTTTATGATCAAGTGCAAGAACTTTTGAAGAACAAAACAAGGAAGCGTAAGAAAGCGGGTACATTCATGCGTTCTCTATTCAATGGGATAGCTAAGTGTGCTTTTTGTGGGAACGGGATGATTGGACATAACATGTCATCAGCTTTGTATTTACGTTGCATTGCCGAACGTTCAAAAACTACCGAATGTAAGAACGCTAAACTGATCCGTTACAATGCAGCTGAACGATTGATATTAGAACATATTCGAAATGTGAACTGGGCAGCACTTAAACAAGAACAAAATGACAATAAAAATGACTTGAGTAAGTTAAGGACGGACGCAAGTATCCTTGAATCAGAAATTGCAGATGTTGTGAAAGAGTTAGAAACGGCAGATGACGATCTTGTAATGCCTTTAGCGAAGTTGGTTAAGAAACGCAGAAGTGAGTTACAAGAACTTAATGAAAAAATTGGTACACTAGAGGGTAGTTTTGCTACTCCTGATATGTCTTTAGTAACAGATATTGATTCTATTCAGGATCAGGGGAATGTTACTTTAAGACAATCTGTGTACCTGCTATTGTCTAAAACTGTGAGTACTATAAATTGTGCCCGCTATGACTGGGATGAAACCTATTACATTTTCGAGCTGAAGTACATAGGAGCGGAGCAGAAACACGTTTTGATATGCAATAAAACGCTTGAGAAGAAATATAATGTAGTGATACATAAAAAGGGAGATGCAACCATTTATGAAACTTACTCTTTTACAATCGAAGCTACACCAGAAATGATAAAAATTAATGTACCCCAAACAATAGTTATTAATGACTATTTTTTACTATTAAACTACATCGATAGCGTAAACGGTAGTGAGAGAGTTGCTCAATGGATGCGTGATAACATGGTAGATGTATTAAGACAAGCCTATAGCTAAGAAGGCTATTTCGAAGAGAGGTATGATGATTTAGCGGCTTTTGGGCCGCTTTTTTGTTTGATTTGATAAATAAACATATCAACAGGAGGATGATATGTCTGAGTTTATCACACAATTTTTTTGCTTTTCCCTAATGATCATCACCATTACAACAATGATGTTGCTGGGATGGCCTGCTGTATGTTTGATGATCGTCATCATCATTGCTTTCGTTGCAGGAATTATATTAGAAATCATAAATATATAAAATAAATGAAATGAAAAACAAACATGCGGTATAATATTACTATTCACAGTCGTTGAATCTCTTACGGCGGGTCAGCCCGTAAACCATTTCTCCTATGGTGCGATTACCCTGTTTCTGCGGGGTCTTCATTTCAGGCATATGTAGCGGGAATTTGATAAATAAAACGTACTAAACAATTACCCACTCTATGAAAAGAATTTCATTCATTGGGTCAGTATTATTATCACCTATTTGGTGATAATTTTTCACATAAAATTAATCAATAAATGTATTACGGTGGATATAATGATTGAAAATAAAAACTGTAGTATTGCTGTACGTCTCACAGAGCGACAATTGGCAGTACTGGATAAAATGATTGCAGATGGAATAGCAAGAACACGCAGTGCGGCTATTCAATATCTCATAAATAAACAACAGGTAATGGGCTAATAGTAGCCCATTTTTAATAATATTTGTTTTCATAGAAATGTAGAACAAATTATAGGGTTTGGTGTTTTCACTGAGAAAAACACTTTTGATGCTCAGGACGAGCAGGGAAGTATAAAATGGAAATCTGGAAACAAACAAAATACCAAAACTATGAGGTGTCTTCATATGGTAATGTGAGAAATACTAAAACTGGCAATAGGCTAACAAATAGTCTCAGCAGGAGCAATGGGTACTATAAAGTGACATTGTCTATCAGAGAAAATGGAGTCAGAAAAACACTACCCATTGAGGTACACAGATTGGTTGCTGATACATTTCTACCATATGATCCACTCAATAAATTTGTTGTTGATCATATTGATAGTAATAAACACAACAATAATGTCAGTAACCTACAATGGATTTCTGTCAGTGAAAACATCAGAAAAGCGGTCAGGAAAAATCGAAACTCTCGATTTACGACAGTACAGAAAGATGAAATCAAGGCGGAATATGGTTCAGGAAAATATTCTCTCATTACTCTAACAGAGTACTTCAATAAGAAATACAATCGCACTACGTCGAGAACGGTGTACACATATATCGTAAAAGGTAACAAATAAAAAAAAGGCAGTACTGAACTCTAACTCAGTACTGCCATGCTATCACCAGTCGGACACTGGTTTTAATGAATAAATCAAATGGAGAATTGATTGTGAGTATTTATGCCAAAAAAATGTACTACGTTTCTATAAAATGCGGTGGGGGAAAGACGCATTTGATAATTAAAACCATCAATGCAAACCCATCAAAACATTATCTCGTTGTAGTGCCGTCTAAACAACTACAGTCACAGTACTATAATAGTTTAGGGTTCGGGTTAATCATGAACCATGAAACACATGAGAATTTACTGGAGTCTACCAGTAACGAACTCATTCAGAGGAATGAACGAGTTCTGTTTATAACAGATAAAATGTTTTATCGAATTCAACCCCAGCTACTCAAACAGTGGTGTGTGTTTGTCGATGATTGCGTGGATTATTTTGGGTTTCAGAGTGACGTGATTGACAGCAGTGATGAACTATTCAAGGGGGCGTTGCTGCCTGCATACCTGTATGCGAATGTATTCAACATCACGTCTATCTCAGACGACGAAAACTATGTCAATGTCACATTGAATAACGATGTTCGCTCAGATGTACTGGTAAGAATTAAACAGAGATATGAGCGATTCCAGTACTACCACCAAATCGTTATCAACAGTACTGCATTCAGTGATGACAATTGCCGACGCCTGTTTATTATTGGCTACTATGACCTAGAACAGTATGTGAATAATGGCGTGGAAATTGTGTACTTTGCCAATGCCTTTGAAAGCACATTGATTTACAAAAAGTACTCACATCTTTTCGAAGAGTACAATCATGATTTAGTACCTAACGATACGAATAACCAACGATTAACCGTTAAGTACTTTGCGAAAAATAATGCTCTCAGTAGTACCCGCCTTAAGGCAGAGCGAGATAAAACTAATAACATGATGTCCCGTATCGGTGAGTACATCAATGCGAATGAGAATGTGCCAGTACTATGGACCTGTAATGAAGCCTATAAGCGGTACTGGAACATCACAGGGGAGTATATCACACCGTGTCAACGCGGTATGAACCATCTTCAACATCACACCGTAGCGGCCTGCATGGTTTCAATGAAAGTAGATGACGCCATGTCAAAACACATAGAGGCAGTACTGGGCCATACCTATGAGGACATGGTGCATCAGTATGAGTACGAGGCTATTAATCAGTTCGTATACCGTACTAACCTACGCAACTACCAATCCAATAGCGGTGTGACGCTATACGTGTTTGATAAGAACCAGGCATATAGCATTGAGGGTGCAGGGAGCTATGAGTACATTGATGTTGGAGTAGATGCAGTACTGAACCGTGCCGGGCGGCCTGCTTCTGAGTTACCTGCAAAATTGCGTAACGCATCTCGTAAATGGGTACGGACCAAAGAACGCACTATGATAGATATCACCAAATACGTGAAAAAAATGGCGGACAAGTATTCTCTGGATGAGGCACAGAAAACACTACTACTGGATAAACTGAAAGAGGGAGCGTAATGCTCCCTTTTTTATTGTCCAGGGCACTGACAGTACTCGTAGAGGATCGGTGGGGGTAGTACCTCAATACTGATAGTACTTGGGCGAGTTTCAATACGAGCGGGGCAACCTGACGAGTGAGCGGAGCGAATGAAGTGGAAGGGCGTCAGTACTCCCGAATGACGGAGCGAAGCGGAGTTGTGATCAACTTCAACAGTCATCCATAAGTACAGGTATGTACTCTAGTCACTAGATAAGAAAGAAAATGATCATTTGTAGTAGTGAGCGGAGCGGAACTACTGCAAATTATCAGACCGAAACAGAGTGGAGCGATGTTTTGTGTCTCAATACATAGTGAAATCAATTGAGAGTACTCAATCGCTACGCTCATGAGTACTTTCGCATATCTACGTGTTTGTTCTCGATGTACTGCGTACAACTCGAAAAACACATAGATATCGCTCAGTTATTATTCGATTCAATAAAAACTCCGAAAAACCCCATATAATATTAAATGGGTATTTCTCGGATATTTCCCCCCATTGTCAGTGCATTGGATTAATATGTATGACCAATAATATTATGACGAGCAGTGTATCCCCACACACGCTTTTGTAATCGATGTGAAGCGACAAGGCGTTTGCGATATCTAAAGAATATTTACGATTGTTTAATTTCCAAAATGCCCTGTACACACTAGCAAAAACGAGGATGTGAAGACACTTGATCAAATATGATTATTGTACATGAGGACTTGATGTTTTAATGTTTGTTCGTCATTTATAACCATATTGGTGAGTGTATGTTAAAATCTAAAATATTATGATACCCAACCATGTATTCTCAGCTCTCGAAAATCAACTCCATTCATATGAATTGAGTGACAATACTGTCTGCTGTGATCTTTTTGATAATGCAATAAATCAAATCGAACTATACCAACATCAGGTTGAGGCAAAAAGCACTGAATTACCTCAACGTGAAACGATTGGTATCGCCTGTTTCTGGTTATTATTTCTCTCAAATGAAGATCTATGTGAAAAGTACTGGATGACAGTCATCAAGCTTATGGATTTAACTCGGTGTATTAGCATGTATCAACTTTTATCCGAAGTTATTGAGTTGGCAATTCATGCTGAAGATTTAATTGAAAAGTCAATCAATGAGCAAGAAATGTTAAATAATAGTGAATGTGAACTTTTCTGATAATCATTCAGTACGAAGTTGACTATTACTGAAACCATAAAAAAAGCCAGTACAGTTAAGTACTGGCTGCTTAATGGGAGCAAAACAAAGGAATTTCCATTACTGAGGATAGTAACCGCTCATTTGATACTCAATGAGTTTAATCCTAACCATCACATTTAAGCTGGTAGGGATAGTTACTTTCAATAGGTTAAAGCTATCATTAATAAAAAATAGTCCGGGATAATCATTATGTTATGATCCAAGGTTTTGGTAGTGTTCAAAAAATGATCTTGTTTTGATAGGTATTAACGATCAATTATGGTTTCTGAAACGACCCTATCAGGACACGATAAATGCTCAAATCAGTACTGCTATCCCTCTCTCTCATTGCTACTACGGCACAGGCAATACCCTACACAGCACTGATAAACTGCGGGGAGTCGAATCCCTACTTTGTTGACCGCTGTTTCTCGGAATCTGATTTTGTGCTGGAGGTTGAAGGGAGGCGGGAAATATACAATGTTGAAAACTCACTACTAAAAACTGGCTATCCACATGATACGGGAATAGCTATTGAATTGCCTGAACATTTTTCAATCACTGCGACAAACACGAATAATCAACATCTCACTATTGAAATCATTCGCAATGATGATAATTCAGTGATTATCAGAAAAGAGGCAGTTCGCAGTAAAATAATAAAAATTAATCACTAGGGAATATATGAAAATTCTAATTCTGGTCACTGCTCTAATGGCAACTGGCTGTACTACTCAGCATTCATTCATGAATAATGCATTTGTTGGCTACGTTGATAACCAGGCTGTAGTACTCTTCAATGCTGGTACACGTAATGGGGTAAAATATTACCGCCCGCAATTTCAGAGTGATTGCCATTATAATAAGTACTATCAGGACGACAATAATAGTACTGAATGTTTGATTAGGGAGTCTCGTATTGCGGACTTACGCCCCTATAAAGAACATATACCCTAGCAAGTATTGGGCGGGAAAAGTACTTACCATGCATAGTTATGGCGAGTCTTTAGATCTGCTTTTGAGCGAATATGTTAGGTTTACTGGTGTAGCTACCAAATTTAGTAGGGATGGGTGGGCACCGAGATTGCATGTTATATGATATAGCGGCATTGTGTGTTAGTCAGCCCCGAACAAAATCAACCGAGTAGAATACTGCATGATTGTCATCAAATAACGCAGTATGAGGTAAGGTAGCTATCTAGTTATTTTTGTTGACAAATTACTTACATTGATTGATTATGTCAAAATGTAAACGACGATTAAAAAGGTATAAATGCAAAGAAAAATCTTTGGCTTAATATAGCCATCGATACATCGGAAGACAACTTTAACTCCAAATCAAAAATCTAATATAGCTCCAATACTGGGGCAGTATATTAATATAAAAGTTGAATTTTAAAGGTAGCTAGAATGAATGAATTATTAATCTTCATTGTTTGCGTTATTGTTTCGATCTTTTGTTATAAAAAAATTGTGAAGAATTGCCGTAATAAAGGCCGTGGGAAATTCTTTACAATCTTGACAGCATCTGTATCAAGTCTTGTTGTTTTTGTGTGTGCTATGGCAATATTCTCAGGCAATAAGACTTCTAAAGATGGAAATAATGATAGTGAAACAGCGTCTATAAAAGTTACTGAGTGGATGGCAAGTCCAGCAGATATAGATAAAGTGAATCAATTAATAGAAAAAGATTTACGCGAAAATCCAGAACTAACAAAAAAAATTCTCCAGGAAATTTCATCTTATGACAAAGATGATGCAGCCAAAATGTCCGCCCAGTTGACTTATCAACAATATGGTGTAAGCAGTAAAGAGTTTACGGCGGTCATACAAAAATCAAATTGCCCAGTAGAATATGAAGCTAAAAACAAACAGGCAGTATCATGGTATAATTCTCAAGATTGGCGGCCATTAACAGATTTTCCTAACTATATGTTGAAAAAAGAAAAATACAGAAGAGATCTTGTTAATTATGAAAGTGGAAAAAGACAATTAGAAATTTCTAATGAATTTTCAGCATGTACATTTCCACTACTCAGTAAGGTTGAACATCTTTCTCGCCCGGATGCAAAACCCTATATGTCTGAACCAGAAATGCCCGTAACATTACAATGTGTTCAAAAGAATAGCGGTAATTACGATTCTTGTTACTAATATTACCAAGTTAATATATGTAAGGATTTTTATATGAAAAGAGTACTCATCCTGTCGCTGTTATTAACACCAATGACAGTATTTGCTGCGTATAAGACCTACGATCCATATAAAGACTCTAAATATTTAGATAAAGCCATAGTTGGGCCATGTAAATCAGAGCATCAAGAAGTTGATAAACTTGAAAATGATTTCAAAATGAACATTGATAAAATGAGCAATGCCGATGCAGATAAAGCTGGCAATGCACTTAATGAAGCTCAACGAGTTCGTTGGATATGTATAGAAAAGCAGTTGAATAAGAATAATTTGACACTGAATTTAGATCAGCTGTTAAAGCAAAACGGTCTCGATTGATAACTTGTCTAGTCAAAAAGGGTAATATTTATTATTACCCTTTTTTATTTGTATAAATTATGATTGCTTAAAGCGAGAATTAGAATAAGAATTGATTCTTGATGATGGCTCTGTGAATATAATGAAAAGCATCTTCTAAAGAAAATCAAGATCAATTTTTAGGGACTATATGAAAACTCTAATTATGGGTGTTACACTATAGGTAATTGTCTGTACTAAGCATTCATGAATAATTCATTTGTTGGCTTCATTGATAACCAAGCAGTAGTACTTTTCGAGGAAGGTGCACTTAATGGATTTCATCACTACTGTCCATAATTCCAGAGTATTTGTCACTATAATAAGTGCTATAGAATGATAATAATAGCACTGGATATTTAATTAAGCAGTCTCTAATTGTGGACCTACGAACATATGTAGGCATATATCTCTGGATGTGTCAGGTGGGAGTAGTACTAATCATGACTATATTGATGGTACTAATGAACATACATCAATCAAAAATAATATCCAAATAGATTTACAACGTCATAAATACCAAGTGAATTATTATGAAAATATCCAAGGATTAATTATGACAAATACAAATACTATGCGGGGTAAAACATATGTACCACGCTATGATCCCATTGAAATGCTGGCAGTACTGGAAGAGTTGCAAGAGGTGATTGAAGACATTAGCGAGATCACCATGACATTACTCTATGACGATGATGATGAAGTACTGCATGTAGAGTTCAGTAGTGATAGTGCTATCGCGGGGGTTATGCAGGGGTTAGTACTGCTCAGATTACCGCATTATTCATGGGCGTAATGACACAACCTGTCAATTCATTAGTACAAAATACACACAAAACCCACTGTATCCAGGGGTTGTGATTAGTTCATATTGGCAATAAATCATAAAATCATATATATCAATTGTTTAGAATTTGGAGAGAATTAGATGTATGCAGAAAGAATTACGGATACGTCAGGGAAACTCTTAGGAGTACAGATTCTAAGGGGTGAAAACCCATTGACTACCATTGAGGAAAAACGCTCGGAGATATGTAATATATTAAGGGAAATTCATAGTCAGGATGCATTTTTCAAACGGCGGGATGTTTTCTGCACTCTACCCATCAATGACAGTGCAGAGGCTGCACTACTGACATTCGATCCCCCATGTCAACATGCACTGGCGAAAATGCCCTACATCACATTGCAGGTTAAACAGAACCTGTACACAGCCATTGATGAACTCTCGCTGGGCATCAACCCGGTGTGGCTGGGTGAAGTGGGGGATGATACCCCATTCACACAGTACTGTGAGACTGTAGTGCTCAATGAGACATTTACGAGTACTGAACTACAGAAGGAAACTTTCCCAGTACTGATTAAGAACATCCGGCGATATAGTGACAGGGTTGTAGTACGTGCTACCGATTTTAATCAGCGTAAAGTTCTTCACAATGCGGGTGTATGGGGCTGTACAGGTATGTACCCCCCGCTGCAATTTAAAAAGATACATTTGCTGATGTAGTATTAGGCCGCCATGTGCGGCCATTTTTTATTAAAAGGAAAAAACGATGAGCAATGTGAGCAATTATGATTCAAAAAGATAGGTTATCGATTGTACTGTTAAATTTATCAATTTGTTGTTGAGCAAGTTCTTCTTTTCCTTTCATGAATTCATTTGCAATATTGATGGTTTTTTTCAAATCATCAACATAATCCTGTAGGTCCTGAATATAGACATCAGTTTCAGAAATAATTACACTTTTATCATTAAAAGTAAATTTATGTATTATTGCTTTATTAAAATATGGTTTAGCCTTATCTTGAAATATTTCTATCCATTCCTCATTAGGTTGTTTGGATAGATGGAATACTAGCGTACTAAAGCACTCCCATGTTGCCATAAAATGAACGGAACGATCCTTATCAAAGCTGGTAATGAAAACTTCATTATTATCCATTATTATAACCTCATTTGATTATGATTAATTCAATCATGTATTAGATACAATTAGTTAAGGTTTATAAACTCCATTTTCTAAAACATCAAAATGGTAATTCACCCTGCAATTCCACTTCATCGAAGTCCTTCATACTATCATACCTAAGTATCCCATAGCGTGAATGTTTATGGGGTATCAATTATCTGTTGAGGTTGAAGTAGCAAGGGGGTTTCAGTCCTTGTTTAACATCAATGTGCAACAATTGTATTTGTTTATTTTTTCCAGGACCAAAAAGGCTTAACAGCACTGCCAATGCTGTCAAAAACTGGTGGCTCTTCTATGATAAAGGTATCTCTTGCAACGTTGCCGACAATGTTAGTAGAAACCCCATCAAAAGCCCCTCCTATGACTCCCCCAACGAGAGGAATTGCTTTACCTAAATTAACAGCACCTTTTTCACCAAATTTAGTAAGTAACCTAAATCCAACAGCTTTGTTGATTGCTGTGATTGTCTCTCTAGAAATACTTTTAATCAATTGGGTAGACATTTTAGTCCCAATAATGACTCCAGTACTTTTTAAGATATCTTTGGCACCATTACCAGCAAGGCAGGTATAGACTAAGGTTTTGACTTTATCATCTTTTAAATCATAACCGCCCATATGAGCAATTGCAGCTATCATACGAATTTGAACATACATGACTGATGCAATATTAGCCGGTATTGCCACTGGTAAGGTTATGATCCCACCTAATCCAGATAAAAAACCACTTGTAACTGATTTAGTATTTTGCCAACGGATGAGAGAGTTTACTTGAGACGTTAAGTTACCTTCCTGTTTTAAATAATCTTCTGCTAAATCTATTGCAGAGTCCATACCAGCGACGCCAAGACCGTTTACAGCTTTGTCATACGTCCAGTCTAACAGTTCCATTACACCTTCATAGCTCAAAATGTTAGCCATTCTACTCGTTCCTTAATCCAAGATGTTTCAATGTTATCGGCATCCTCAGAAAAATCTTTATATCAAATTTAATGCGATTTATAAACTTAAGCTCATGATTAATCTGAGCTAAGCTTGGCTGAGAGGACTGTTCACATAGGTTCTCCAGTCATTTTTTAAACGCCGCGTGTTTTCGGCAGCGGGTTTAATCATCTGTGTGTGAACAAAATGAGAATACCCGCACCGCACTAAATAACGGCAAATCCAATTTTGCTATCTGTGCAATCACAATCTACTTCTTCGCCACAGTCACACAACTTGATGACTTCATGATAACCATAATCACATTCATCAATATAGTTTTTGATCTTTGCCATGCTACGTGGTGAGCAATTCAGGTGAAAACCTACGCACCAAAATGATCTAGTATCGTAAATACATTTTTTAATGGCATTGATCTTTTGTATGTCTCTCTCAAAACCATTAATCAAAGCTTGCACATTACGAGAGTATTTTAATTCAAGAAATATATAGGAATTTAAACGAGTACGTTTTTTCCTGATAGCCAGATCGATAAACATGTTATACCGTTCACGTAACATGCGGTTGTCTGGAAACGCTTCTACTTCCCTTTCTACGTGGATACCTTCAGTTTGAGTAATAAAGAACTCAAGCTCAACTTGTAACCATTTCTCCCAATCATTTCTATCCCTTTCACGAATCATTTTAAGCCTGGCTTTTACCCCTTCATCTTTTATGAACTGATCCATGATGGTTCTTACTGTTATGGCATCGGCTTTGTAGGACATAAATTTTTCCTTAAATTAAGTACCGATTGTTATCGGCAAACCGGATAAATACTTTAACACAATATAGAGGAAAAACCATGGTAAGTTTGAGGTCAATCGCAAGGCAATATGGTTACGATGAAAGTACCGTCAGACAATGGAAATCAAAAGGTATGCCGATTGGTAATGGTATTGATGAATCCATTACCCGTAATTGGATAATCGAAAATATACTCAAGCCATTACGCGATACAGATGTTAATGAACAAATACAGAAAGAAAGGCTAATGAAGCTTTCAGCAGAAAGACAATTAGCAGAATTAGAATTAGCAGAAAAGAATGGGCTGGTGGTCAGTACTGAATATGTGGAGCAGGTACTAACAGAATATCTGTTCCAGGTTAAAACAGCAGTACGGGCAATTCCCGGTAAAACATATCTAGAGCTATTTGCACAAAAAGATGCAAAAGATTTACGTGATATTCTAAGGATGCACATTGATAGAACATTATACCAATTAGGCTCAATGGAATTTGAGCTACCCGAAGACATGGAAGTGCTTGAGGATGCAATCAAACAAGAAAAAATTAACAAACATATTGAAGACTGTACTACCAACACTTCAACCTCCTAAGATTCAAAATACGTCAGAGTGGATTTCTAATGGTGTAGTTAAATTTGTTGATGGGCCGAACATGGGGCTTGACTGGCTCCCGTTCAGTTTTCAACGCGAACCAATGGATATAGCTCAACTCCGCAGTACTAAGAAAATTGTACTGCAATCCTGCTCGCAATTGCTTAAGACAACAGTACTCCAGTCTATAGCATTTAACCTTATGGCAAATGATCCCTGCAATTTTGCCTTTGGCTCAAGCAGTGAATCAGAGGTGAAGAAATTCAAGGACGGGAAGTTTCTCCCCGCAGTGGAAACAAGTTCAGTACTGAGGCCATTAGTAACTGATAAAAATGATAAGAACGCCGCCAACAACTCAAAACAAACACAAATGGTTAATGGCACATTCATTTACTGGCTTAACCTAAACACGCCGGGGAACCTACGCGGCATTACAACAAGGGTTGTGTTACTTGATGAGGTGAGTAACTGCGAGATTACTGATGAAGGTAATCCAATCAAACTGGCAGAAGCCCGTACCAGTACTTTTGGTGATGATGCTCTGATCGCAATATCAAGTACTCCACTATATAAAGATGATTTGATTAACGCTGAATATAACCTCAGTGATAAACGCCGCTACTTTGTTACTCATACATGCGGTCATGAATATACATTTGAATGGGAACAGGTGGCATTCGAATTTAAGCAATTAGAAAATGGTAGGTCAATTCCTGACAGTACTACTACCCGTTTGATTTGTCCCCATTGTCAGGAAGAAATAGATGAGCATACACGCCATCAGATGATTGATAATGGTAAATGGATTGCTACTAGTACTGAAGGTGAACCGGGAGTAGTGGGTTATCAAATCAGCCGTATGTATTCACCCTTGAATACAATTACTGAGATGGTTTCTAAATTTGCTGATGCTCTATACAACTTCAATTTACAGACGTTTTATAATAATGAACTTGGATTACCCTATGAAGATGAATATCAGAAAGAACTCGATATTCTCCAATTAGAATCTTTGCGTGAAGATGAATTTAATCTTCATAAAATTCCTGAAAGTACTCTGGGTATCTGTATTGCTGTTGACCAGCAATTAGACCGCCTGGAAAGTACTTTACTGGCTTTTGATGAGAAGAACATTTATGTACTGGGCCATGAATTTTTCTACTCTCACGATTGTACGAAGATTGAAGCCCCTGCATGGAAGGACTTAGACACATTTTGTAGGCAGGATTTCAGTACTGTATCAGGTCGCACAGTACCTACGCTGGCTGTATTCGTGGATAGTTCGAATGGTAACGCTACAGATACCGTTAAGAAGTTCACCGCACGCTGGGCGAAGTACCATCCTGTTAAGGGATCTAGCAGTACTACAGGTGATCTCTTCAAGACCAGTACACAGGCTGGCTATCAGCTACAGATGCTAAATGTACATGACCAAAAGAACACCATACGTAAACTGCTTAACCTTATGTTATCCAGTGAAGCAGATAACGCCCCAGTACATCTACGATTTTCCAGTAACCTCCCGTCGGACTATTTTGAACAACTCTCAGCAGAAGAGTTAAGACCCGCAGGTGGCAAATTAGTCTGGAGGCTAAAGAAGGGCCAGAAACGCAATGAGGCGTTGGATTGTCTCGTCTATGGAATGATTGCCATAGTATTTGCTCAGTCAAAACTCGGTACTCAACCATTTAAAAAACTACGTGAATACAAATCTACTGAAAGTGCCAAGTTAACAATAAATAATATAAATGAAACGCAGTCAAAACCAGAAACAGTACAAAAACCAAAACGGAATAGGCGTACTGGGATGGGATCAAACTGGTTCGGTAAATGATAAGGAAATCGAATGCCACTCCTACCAGAAAAGATCTATATGGTTTCAAACCCTATGGATATTAAAGTTGTAGTACCCGCTGCTACAATTGTTGTTATTAGCTTTACTTCATCTGGAAAAAGTACCTCATTAGATAATCTCAATAATATTATATCAAAGGAATTTACGGTTGGATTAGATGTCAGTACAGCACAGGAATTACTATTCTGTACTCAAATTTCTAATGGACATGCCAGTACTTTCACTTCTGAAGTCATCAATCCAGTACTTTATACGTCTGAATTTGCACAGCTTAAACAGATGATTATTGAAATTGATAGTGTAATTGCTAATAAAGTTTCAGGCGGGGCTAACATTACAATTACGATCAATAATAAAACTCTAGTTAGCGAATCACTTTCATCATTAGAATCGATGAGAGAACGCTATGTAAAACGTGCTAATGCTCTATTCATGAAAATGAACGGCGGTTCTTTCTCTAATGGCGGTAAACCAATCAAAAGTATTACGGTTTTCAAGCCTAAGCCTGGGAGCACACGCTAATGTTCTGGAAGAAAAAAACAGAAGTAAAAGAAAAACAAAAAATTATTAAACAGGAACGTTCATTAAAACAAAGTACATTGAAACGAGATTTGCAGGCAGTACGAAATACTGCTGTTATGAATTTTGGATTCAATTCAAGCTCAGGTTGCAATATCAATTTCTTGTTAATGAAAGCACTACCTACATTCAGGGCATTTTCACGCGATGCAGTACTTAAGAATCCCATTGGTCGTAAGTACATGAACCTCTCGGTAGATGGCGTTGTAGGCTCTGATGGCCTCTATGTTAAACCTTCAGTTGAGATTGACGGTACTGAAGATAAAATCAATGAAATCAACCAACGCTTAGAAAAACTTTTTGATCGCTGGGCTTATGATCCAGACCGTTTTAGCGTTGATGGTTCATTGAGTTTTGACCTTTTTCAACAGAATGTTGAGAAGATTCGAGTACAGGATGGTGAATGTTTTATTCGCATTCATAACATTAACAGTACTATCAAGCTTGAAATTCTGGATACCGCCCGACTCTTACAACTAAATAATCAACATCTTAGTAATGGTAATTACATCAGTAATGGTATTGAGTTTGATATATGGCACCGACCAGTAAACTACTACTTCTGTAGATTTAACCCTGTTACATATAATTATATTACAGGTGATTATGAAGTTATCCCCGCAGGGGAAATCTGTCACTATTTTATTGCTGATCAGCAAGGCCAGGAACGCGGGCTGCCCGATATGGTTGCCACATCCAAACTGATGGAAGACCTGAAAAACTTCACAGAGGCTGCACTGACAGCTAAACGTGTTTCAGCAAGCTCAATGGCATTCATTACAAACAATAATGACACTGCCAGTACTGATCTGTTAGGGGCTGATGAACGGGAGGAAGTTACACCAGTATATACAGAGTATTTTGAAGCTGGTTTTATTGGTGAATTAGCTGAAGGGCAGGATATTAAAACCGTAACACCAACTAATGGTGTCGATGGGATTGATCAATTTACTAATGAGTTGATGAATCAGATTTCAATGGGCCTTAACGTAACAAAACAGGCATTACTATCTGATACATCCAATGCTTCATTTAGTGCAAGTCGCCTTACAGAAAAGCTACAGCAAACTACGTTCCGTACTCGTACTAATGTTCTGATCAGTAAAGTGCTCAAACCAATCTATATTGCCTGGTTAAAGAATGAAATGCTAAATAATAATAAGTTAAATCTAAGTTTCTCGGACTTTGATGATCTTATTTGTGCCCGGTACATATCTCAGAAACCGATTAGTTTAGATCCTGTGAAGGACATTGAGGCTGAACTACTTCAGTTAGAGGCAGGTATTAAATCTAAAACACAGGTTATTGCCGAATTAGGCGGTGATCCAGTGAAAGTACTGGCAGAGGTACAGGCAGAAAAGGAAAAAGAAAATCACAACAAGGAAGTGATCCAGGATGGAAATCAAAAACCAGAAGAGGGAACTACCGAATCCCCTCCAGGCGATTAATACAGAATCGCGTACTATTGAAGTAGCTTTTTGCTCGGAAACCCCCGTAGAACGTGAAATTAATGGTGAACTCTATAATGAAATTCTTCTATGTGACGCCATCAATGTAAATCTAAACCGCCTTAATAATAACGGGGCAGTACTCTTCAACCATAATCGTGATGATTTAATTGGTGTCGTTGAATCGGCACGGATTGATGCTGATCGTGTTGGCAGAGCTACACTGCGAATTAGCAGTACTGCCAATGATGAATGGGAAATGATTCAGGAAGGGGTACTTAGCCATATTAGCATTGGCTATAACATCAATGATTATCGAATTGATGGTAATAACATTTACGTCACGGACTATGAAATTTATGAAATCTCTTTAGTTACTGTTCCCGCTGATCCAACAGTTGGAGTAGGACGTTCATTGCACTCTCATATTGAATTGAAATCACTAAATAAAGAAGGTGAAACAACTCAAGAGGACGAGTCACAGGATATGGATAATCCAGAAAACGAAAATAAACCGACTGATGAAAGTACTGAAGCAGTAGATGAAAGTACTGAAGTAGAAGACGAAGTTGAGCGTGAAGAAGAAATTAAACCAGAGCTAACGGATGAAGAGCTTCTGGAAATTCTCTCTAAACGTCCTTATTTACTCAACAAACTTCATGGTGAAGAACAAGAAAGTATAAATAGTACTGAAGATACCGAACGTGTTCGTGAATTAAAGGCACTCGGTAAAGTACTTAATATTGATGTATCTGAAGCAGTTGAAAAAGGAATTTCAATTTCAGATTTCAAACGTCAATTAAATAACAATAAACAAAATCCTATTCATGATAAGGAAATCGACGAAATGGATAATAAAAATCTATTAAAAGATATGGTACGTGCCATTAAAACTGGCGATAAATCTGCACTGGATGCATATGAGCGTGGTGTTAATGGTTTTGTTCGTGCGGCAGTACCATCTACCAGTACTTCTACCGCTGCTGGCGTTGTAGCTGAAGACCTTCAGGATCAATATATTCCTGAACTAATGAAAATCTCCGCACTGGCTGAACTAAACACAACTGTATATTCCGGCCTGGCTGGTCGCGGCAATCTTAGTATTCCTAAAGCGGCGGGTGTTGCTCCGGTATTCAAATTCTATGGTGAAGCAGAAGCTCAGGATGATTCCATTGCAAGCTTTACCAAAGTTACCTTAACTCCCAAAGCGTTTGGCGGTTCTATCCCACTGTCAAAAACAGCAATTCTCACTGCTCCTAACATTGAATCATTCGTTCAGGCTGAACTACTGCGTTATGCGGCTCAGGGCCTGGAACAAAATGTAATGGATAAAGTCGTTGCCGCTGCTCCAGAGTACGAAGTTGTAACCGCTGGCACAATCACACTGGCTGATGTACAGGGTGCTGTAGCTCAACTGGCACAGGCCAATGTAGATATGCGTGGCGTCAAAGCGGTTATGAACGCTAAAACCCTCTCTAAACTGCGTCAGATTACAGTACTCAACAACACCGCTGCTAAAGCAATGGTTGAAGGCTATCGCAGTACTGAAATGTGGCTGGCAGATGAAGTACGCGTTGTCGTTTCTGAATTCGTCGCTGATGGTGAAATTCTGATGGGTGATTTCTCTAATGTCATCATTGCTCACTGGGAAAATCAGGAAGTGGATTTCGACGATACAACCTATCGTTCCAGTAACACCATCGTGTACCGCGTATGGGATTACTCAGATATTGCCCTGGCTCACACTAACGCATTCGTTAATATCGTTATTGGTTAATCACTATGAGAGCATTTAAGAATACACATTGTGATGTGTTTCTGAATGCCTTCGGTGAAGTTATCCAGACTTCTACGGGAAGTACTTTTACTGGCATTGTGGAAGTACTTCCCGTTTCTATTGAAGCGGCAGGTGGATTTATCGAAAGCGTGGAAACATTTGTAACTATGAAAAAAGAAGATTTAATTACGGCAGATGTTGCTATTGGTACAGTACTGATCATTGGGGGCATTAACCAGACAATCTATGACATTTCAGATGATCTGTCAGGTATGATTAATTGCTATTTCCGTGCATCTGCTGCTGCTTCATTTGCAGAGGACTACTGATATGATGTTAGTACAGAAAGTACGAAGTACCATGAGGCATTTAATTAATGCAACAAAGAATGTAACCACGTCTCGTGATGTAGATGTGTTCGAACAAATTGCTTTTGATTATTCACTGACAAGTATCACTTTAGGTAGTCAACGTCAGGCTGCAAACTTTGCCATCCAGTATTTGATTTCACCAAAGCCAGAATCAGGTAATACAGCACCGTCAATTACCTATGATCAGATTATCAGTGCATTTGATGCGGGTAAATCACAAGCATTTAAAGAAGCGGGTTTAATACTGATTAGTTATTCATATGAACAATCAGATATTGTTACTGATCCCGTAACTGGCTCGGTTTCTCTGTCATTTACAATAAATATTCAGGTTACGGAAAAGACGAGATAAAGGAAGAATAATGAGTGATATTTTCTCAGGGAGAGGACTGGCAGTACTGTATAATACAGACACAGGTAACAGATCCCCACAGGGAGTAGGTAATGTAGCAATCAATGAGATTAATACGTTTCCCTCTCTCACAATTAAATCAGAAACTAATAGTTTTGAAACATATGACAGTGATTATAAAACAGTACTTCTGTCAGATAAATCAGTAGAACCATTCCAGATTGTAGTTAACTACTTGCCTGATGATGATACTCACCAGTTTCTGGACAATGCAGCTGAATCACAGCAATTATTTCAGGTAATTATCCAGTATCAATTAGATATGGAAGAAAACCGAATTACCTATGCCATTGTGAACGGCTATATTACTGGTGCACAGTTAACGGGTGATAAAAATTCTGTAGTCACGAAATCATATACATTCACGCCACAGGATGTTATTGCCCGCACTATGTCAATGACTGCATTACTCCCCCTCTCACAGGGTGATTATGGTGTAGGGTCCAATACAACAGACGTTCCTCAGTACGCCCCAGGTGTACCCACAGGTAACGGCTTTATCAAAGTACCATCCACACAGGCAGGTAATCCCGCTGGTGCAGATATGATGGGTGTGGGGCTTGTAGATGGTACAGCAGTTTCCAGTATTGCTATGACTAAAACGGGTACTCTGAGTATCTATGCAAAGAATGCTACAACCGCGTGGACACGAATCTATACCGCTACACAGATGGATGCCCGATATGTACCGCTAACCCGTACTGTTAACGGCAAAGCTCTGAATACAAACGTTCAGATTGACAGTACTGATACTGGTTCACTGGCAATATCCAGCAATCTGAGTGATATAGCAGATGTAGAGGCAGCTCGTGACAACATTGAAGTATATTCAAAGGATGAAGTTGATACATCTTTGGGCGAAATGCAGAATAATTTAAATACTGCCATTGAAAATACAGATACACGTTTCACCGAAGTTAATGATGAATTAAATGCACTGACAAACGATATCATTACAAACTATGCATTAAAGACTAATACGGTTAATGGTTATGCTTTATCGGATAATATTGTACTGACTAAGGCAGACGTTGGACTTAGTGATGTAACCAATGATGCACAACTAAAGATTGCCAGTAATCTAAGCGATATCAGTAATGTTACCAAAGCACGGGAAAATCTTTCATTAGAACGCTTCGTACAGGAACAGGCACTCTCCTATGTGCAGAGTGGTAGTGCCGCTAATCGCCTCTTTATCTCTAATACAGGTTCATGGGGTGCACTGGACAGCACAGGCAATCCACTACCATTACCCCTCATCTATGGTGGTACGGGTGCTAATTCAGTGAGTGGTGCGAGATCTAACCTTGGCCTTGGTACTGCATCTGTACAGAACATAGGTACAAGTGGTGCTACCATCCCACTACTTAACGGTACGAATACATGGACCTCGCCGCAGACGTTCAGTACATCGGTTGCGATCAATACTCTGAATCTTACAAATTCGTTGTCTATCGCCAATGGCGGCACAGGCGGGACCACTCAGGCACAGGCACAAAACAACCTTGGCCTCGGTATTGGCAATGCCCCTCAGTTTTATGGTGCACTGTTAGGATCGACAGCTACAAGCGGTATTAACAACCTCCGTTTATACAATTCTCGTTTTGGTTCTGTTTTTCGTATGGATGGCTCGAATCTTTTACTATTGTCCACTAATGACGGTGATCCAAATGGTACTTTCAATAACAACAGGCCATTAACAATCAGCTTAGATACCGGTGCAATAACTATTAGCAATCTTACATTATCTAACGCATTACCAATTACGAGCGGTGGAACCGCTGGAAAATCGGTTGCAGAAGCAAAATCAAATTTAGGTATTGCTCATGTTCAGGCTGGTACTACTCAGTCAAATTATCTGTCCCCAAATGGTAAATATTATCTATGGGTGAATGACTCAGGAGAATGGGGAGCATATTCCAGTACTGGTGAAGGTAATATGGCACTGGCGGTAAACAAAGGTGGCACAGGCGGCAGGACTATTTCAGAGGCAAGAGCTAATTTAGATGTTTACTCGAAAGCTGAATCTGATTCACTACATGGTAACTGGGTGGCATATACAGATCCCAGTGTAACTCCCTATATTGCATTTACGAGTACCAGTTCTTCAGTATATGAACTACGTGTCCAGATTACGAGATGTTCTATAAAGGTCAGAGGTATTATCAGAAAAACACTCGATGCTGATAACAGGAGTGTAATGGTGGTTCAAAAACCGCTACCAGGTTTTACAGGATTTTGTATGCCATATTGCCCGGTATTAGCCTCTCAATCGGCTCCTACGGCATCATATGTCGATGCGATTACCAGTGTAAACGGTGCAGTGAGAACAGTTGCATTAGCTGGTAACGCTGCAACGACATGGGTGATGGTTGATTTTGAAATAACAATGATGTAAGGAATAACAAATGGAATATATTAAATATACACCATACGTAACAATGAAAGTTTACGATGGTACAAATGCAGAGGAAATTATTGAATTTGCAGGTCAGCCATTCAGTATTATTGATGATGAACTTGTTTATGATTCTGCTGGTTATATACCAGTTGACGTAGGATCAGTGATTACAAACACTGCAATGATATTTGAAAATGAGACTGCATTTTTAACGTTCTATACTGCAACTAAATAAATATAAAGAATGACTATGGAATGGTCATGCTTAAAAATAATTTTATAAGGATATAAAATGGCTATGGATATTTTTTCTGGTGCTAATATTAAGGTCGAAGTGGGTACGAGTGCTGGTAAAGCAATCGCTACTGACTTTGTTGAAGTGCCTGAAGTTAACACTTTCACTACTTCCGGGTTTGAGAGTACTGTAATCTCGGTAAAAACATTTAACTCTGCATATGATCGTAAGCTACTCGGTACTAAATCAATTCCTGATATTAGTCTGGCAGTTAACTATCTGCCTGATAATGCAGTACACCAAAAACTGGAACAAATGGCAGATGATCAAAAACGCTGTCAGATTAAACTCAGTTATTTTGAAGATGCAACTCAGGAAACTGGTTTTTATGTGATCTACACATGCTTCGTAAGTTCTACCACTATTGGTGGAGAAAAGGACGAAGTGGTAACTAAAACCTTCACCCTCGCGGTTGATGGTGGTGCCCTGGATCAGGGACTGATCACAGGCGAATAATAACAATAACACGCTAAATAAAGGGAAGGGAAACCTTCCCTTTTTTAATGGAGACAAATAATGAATTTAAATGAATTAATGAAGAAATTACAACCTGAACGTAAACCTTTCGTGGTAATGGGTGAAACAATCTTCATTCACCGTCCAAATGGACGAGATTTCGCACAGTGCACTAATGTGGCTAATACACTGATTCTGTGTGTAAAGGACGAAAACGGCGATCCGATTTTCAGTTCTGAAGATATTGATGGTCGTATTAATGTTGGTTCGATTGATTTCGTCATTCAGAATGAGATTTATACTGCAATTGTCGGATTAATTGCTGCTTCTAACCCAGCGGATGAAATTGAAAAAAAGTAAGAGGTGATGCCGGGTTAATGCACTTTTGTAGGATGGTTAACAAAAGGGGGTTATCACCTGATGAGTACTTTAATTTAGATCCTGATGTGATCAATATGCTAATGATTTACGATTCTTTTATAGAACCATCCGGTACTCAGGTTGATATGTTGAAACATGCGTACCAGTGCTACTACACCACAATCAGTAATGGCAATCTGACCTCAGAAGCGAGGAAAAATATTAAGGTACAGGATTTCGATTTTCTAAATGTACTTGGTGACAGTACTAAAACCGTTGCAGAGAAAGCTGAGGAACGAAAATTAAAATTAAACGAACAACAATCCAGTGATATTAATTCACTTGGGAAGATAATTAAATCTCAGGTTTTAGGGAAGAAAAAAAATGGCGATTAATGACAGAATCCGCGTTGATGTTGATGGCGATTCAAGCGGTTTACGCCGGGCATTACGGCAGGGAACTGAATCACTTGAAGAGTTTGGTTCTAATGCAGGTGGTGCAATTGAGGATTTGACGAGCAGATTTGCGGGCATGGCTGGCGGGTTTGGAACTGCAATGACTGGATTAGCGGCTGCAACTGCCATTGGTATTGGCGGGCTAACAGCAATGGTAAATTCCAGTCGTGAATATGTGCGGGAAATGAATGAAATCAGTCGTAGTACCGGATTATCTGTAGTTCAATTACAGCAATTATCAGCGGCTTTTAGTGGACTGGGTTTAGGTATTGATAAATTTGGTGATTTCAATAAAGACACAATTGAAAAACTCGCGGATGCATTCAGGGCGGGCGGTGGTGTTTCTGATGATCTCAAAGAGTATGGATTAAACCTGCTGGACTATAACAAATATCTAAAACAGGTCGATGGTGGTATGCAGGCAGTCATCCACACATTTTATGCAATGCGTGACGCGGGGCGGACTCAGGGCGAAATAGTCAATATCATGGAGACACTCGCATCCGATTCATCTCACATGATTAGTACATTACAGCAATTTAAAAATGAAACTGAAGCATTAAATTATATTCAGTCTCAAAATGCTGAGGTCAGTAATCAGGCTGCGGCAAACTATGCAGAATTCGATAAAAACCTCGGGAAACTTACTACCCGTATTAAAGGCACGATTGCAGATGGTTTAAATCCACTCGTGAGTGCAATGAATTCAGTACTGGATGCTGCAAACAAGAAACCAAATGAAGCAGGGTTATTTGAAGACCTTAATGATCGAATCAAAACCTCGAAAGGTTCTCTTCAGGACATGTTAGATATCTGGCAACAACTGCGTCTGGCGGGTGCTCTGAACTATCAGGGTGCAGCACTACATACTGGCAGTATGGACAATGGTAAACAGAATCAGTACGCCGATGCTCAGGCAAATATCAATGCACTGGTAAACAACTTCAAAAACGACATTGCAACTATCACCGCCCCCCAGGATGGGTGGAGAGATAAAGCAAAAGATGCAGAAGATGCCGCAAAAAAGGCGGATCAGTTACGTAAACAGGCAGAAGCGGCACAAAAGGCGGCAGATGCAAAACGTCTTCAGGCTCAACGCAATCTTGAGGCGGCTCTGTCTCAGATCGGTGAGGATGGTTTTACGGTTCGTCTACAGCAGTTTGAACGGCAACAGGCGGCACTCATTAAATCTATCACTGACAGTGCTCAGGTACTGGGTATCAATCCTGATGAAATGCTACGAAATGCAAATGCGTCGGCAGCAAGACAAAGAAATGACCTAATAAATTCAATGGTTGGCTATCAAGATCCCAATCAGGGTTTGAAGGATACTAATTCGTTAATTGGCTCAGGTCTGCTCAATGACAATCAGAGGGGCTATCTCGCTCAACATCAAAACCAGCGTATCAATGGTGGTAATCCGTTCAGTTACGACGATACCGAACAGAAATTAACTGATAATACCGATGCCATGAATGCTGAACTTCAGCAGAATGAATTACTTCTGAAAGGGCATGAGGATTATGAGAAACGTAAGGCTCAGATAACTGCAAAATATAATGCTCAGGCCATCCAGATCAGTAATCAGAATGCACAGGATCAGTTAAGTATCTTCAGTACTACAGCACAGTCACTTTCTCAGGGTATGGTTGATGCGTTTGGTGAATCCTCTGGTGCTGCACAGGCTGCATTTGCTCTCAGTAAAGGAATCAGTATTGCACAGACTGTACTGTCAATTCAGTCAGCACTGGCACAGGCACTCGCTACACCATTCCCGGCATCACTTGCCAACTATGCACAGGTAATGTCACTTGGGATGAGCATTATCAGTACTGCAAAGGGTGCGGCATCCGGTCAGTTCCACGGTGGGGTAGATGAACTTCCATCAAGTTATGATAATAAATCATTTGTACTGAAAGCCGGGGAACGTGTTGTACAGCCAGAGGCAAACAAAAAGCTAACTGCTTTCCTGGATAAACATGAAGGGAGTAGTACTTCAGGTGACATTACCATCAATGCCCCCTTAATAGTTCAGGGTGATGTAGCTGGTGATGACAAGAAATTTAATGAAATGCTCAAAAAACACCAGAATGGCGTAGTTCAGGCATTCAGGAATGCACAGCAACGAAATTCATAATCTGGGGGCCATATGCCCCCATTATTATAAATACTGAAAACTAATAACGAGGTTTTCAGATGGCGAGTTTTTCCAGTCAAATAAAAATAACAAATTTTCAACTTAAGAGTACTGAACCAATCTATTCAAATCTGACCTGGACAGGTCAACGAATTATGAGAAGTACAGGTATTCAGTATTATCAAATTCAGTTCACTCTTAATTTCAATTCTACAGCACTAAGGGAAGTTAATTCCTTCCTGGCTCAATATGCACAGGGTAAGCCATTTACTATGTCATTGGGTGCAGCGGGCACATATTACGGAACGCAAACGGGTTCAGTAACTGCTACTGCACTCACTTCACCGGGTAATATGGTAGTACCTGTCAGTACTAATACATTAGCCGTGGGTGAATGGGTTCAGTTTTCAAATCACAATAAACTGTACCGAATCGTAGAGCGTACAGGCACTTCAATTACTATCTTTCCTGCCTTACAGAATACTGTACAGGCATCAGAAGTTATCAAATATAACAATCTCATGATTGAGGCAGTTTTAGATCCAGATAATGATTACTCATTGCCTGTAGGTAACATTATGAGTATTTCACTGAAGGCAACGGAGAATATCATTTAATGAACGCAGGTATATATACTAATGCTAATCTTCTCAAGTACTGGAAGTTAGTCAGAGGAACTACTAAAACACGATTAACACTAATGGAGATTATGAGTTTAGGCGTTAATGTTACTTGTTTCGATGTACTGCCAAAGGGCACTAATGGTTTTCACTGGACAGATTCACTGATTGATATTGATCTTGATGGTTATAAGTACATCAGTTTCCCCGATATTATCAGTGGTTCACTGCCTTCATATTCTGAACAGAAGGGCATTACAAATGATGCCATCAGTTTCAAGGTATCCAATGTAAATCAGTCGGTACGTGCACTGGCCCTTGGGGGATTTCTCAAGGATGCACAGATGAATATTAAATTAGTAATACTTAACCCATATGACAGTACTGTCATCTCTTCAATGCTGATGTTTACGGGCTTTATTGACTATGTACAGGCAGTAGCCGATCCAAATCAAAAACAAAATGAAATGACGATCTATGTGAATTCCGTGTACAAAAAATTAGACAGACAACCCGCATTAATTGCCGCCAACTCAGTGTATCAGTCAATTTACACAGGTGACGAGTACTTCAGTCTGTTAGGCCAGGTCAATCAAAATCAAAACTGGAAATACAAATAATGAAAAATCTACACAATGAAATTATGAATATCATTCAGTACGCAATTGATAACCCATATAAGTTTGGTGATAACGATTGCAATATCATTGTACTTCGCCTGATTGATTTAATTAACGGTACTACACAGCTATCAAATCGGCAGTATACAAGCGTAAAAGAAGGTATAGCGGGTTTAAATGCTGAAGGATGGAATCATACAGGTGAGATTGTTGAGGCGTACTGTAATCAGGTACAGGCCACTACAGACGGGGATATCTGGTTACATCCAGAGAATCCATTAATTATGGCAGTAGTGGTATCTGGTCGGGTACTTGGAGTAAATGAAAACCATGATGGTTTCGAACTTCAGCCAAAGCCAACAGAGGGAACATATTACAGAGTAAGGAAGCATATAGATGGGTAAGAGTGTAGGTGGATTCGTAGGGGCAATTGTCACTGCGGTAGTGGTTGCGGCGGCAGTGTACTTTTCAGGTGGTACAGCATTAGCGGCTATTGAGTGGGGGGCTGCGGCAGGTACTGTATCATTAGTTGCAAGTTCCATGTTAGGGCAAATCGGAGTAGCCGGATATGGTGATGTATCAGACACACTTAGTCGAAGTACATCACCAACTACCGGATTACCCGTAATATATGGTGGTGAACTTCCCCACAAAAACGGTATATCAGGCGGAGCATTCATTCTCACGGGTAGTATCGTATCCTGGTATAACGTACCGGATTCAAACTCACAGTACTTATTCTCTGAACAGGCAGTATCATATGCAGGTACTGAAAAACATATTGAACAAATCTATATTGATAATGAACCAGTACTGGCAGTACCCGTTACAGTGGATGGTATTGTACCCAAAGAAAGTATTGCAGCGAAATATCAAAAGTATCTTCAATTAGAAGTGCGATTTGGCGGTGATTATACCAGTACTAAAACGCTGGCTACTCAGTATGCCGGGCCGAAGTGGACTAATAAGTTTTTAGGTAAGGGTATTGTCAGTATCAGTACTGTTATCCGTAAAACACAGGATTCATTAGAGAATAACATCCTCGTAAACGATCAGTTTGCCCTGACTGTAGAAATGAAAGGGCAGGTAATTTACGATTTTGTTGATGGTACATATAAAGCGAGTAGTAATCCGCCATCAATCATTTACGATTATCTGACAAATACTACCTATGGAATGGGCATTGATCCGGCATTGATTAATACTGACACGTTTGTAGAAACGGCCGCATATTGTGATGCTTTTGAATATTATGCAAATGGAGCAATCAGTTATCAAAGTACCTTCAAGGAAAACATCGAAAATATCTGTCAAAGTTTTGGTGGCATTATGTATGTTCATGCAGGGCAGATTTGTATTACCACAGACCGCAAAACCGTATCCGTAGCGTCATTTGATGAGCGTAACATGGTTGGTGCAGTACAGGTTTCCACTTCTGGCGGTACTGACTATTTTAACGTGGTTGACTGCAAGTTCACCAATCCCGAATCGATGTACACCACGGATGTGGTACGTATTCCCTCGGATATTACCATTGATGAAGCAGTACAGAAGGATGGACAGGTAATAGCCTTATCACGCGATTACTCTTGGTCATATGATCAGGATGTCATCGCAAAAATGGCAAATGTGGATGTACTCAAGGCTAAGTATGCATTGCGTACAATTAGCTTCACCACGTCTGAAGGCTGGGATCTAAAAGTATGGGATGCTATTAACGTCAGTAATGATGAGCTGGCGATTAAGGGTAAGTTTAAAGTACTGAACAAGGATATCAGTACCGATCAGGAAAACGTTGGCTATGTAACCATCACGGCAGTAGAGGCACCAGATGCCATGTATGATGGCATTGATCCGGGTGTATGGTCGCCAGGTGGGATAATTAACTTCCCTGAACTACAGGTACTACCGCCAGTGAACCTACAGGCAGTACGTAAGGGTAATACCACGTCTGGATCAATCGTTGATCTTACCTGGGAGGCATCAGCCGATCCGTATCTGCGAGGGTACTATGTCTACTACCGTCTGAACGGTTCCGGTACATGGACGTATGCGGGGCAGACTGGCGTACAGAAGCTGGATTATGAACTGTTTGGATTGTCTGATACGGCGAGCTATGATTTCGCGGTAGAGGCGTACAATAACCTTGGGCTGGTATCCAGCAAGCTATCGCTGACAGGCATTGTACCTACTTTCAATTTTGCACTACCTTCGGTAACGGGTGTAGTACTGACAAATAAAACAGAATCAGCGTATGTCACTGACTCACCAGATTTCAATATTGCATGGGATTCACAGAAAAACCTCAGAGTGAATAACCGCTCATTTTCTGAGTACTTCAAGTACTATGTTATCAAAATCTATGACGGTACAAAATTAGTAGACACGTTCTATACGCAAAGTAACTCATTTAACTTCAGGCTTGAAATGAACCGTCTGAAAGTACGTAAGCCTACAATTGGTATTATCGCTCAGGGTTTTAATGACGGTACGTATTCCCAGGAAGTGAAAATCACTGTAGAGAACAAACAATGTGGTTTAGTTACAGGTGTAAGCTTTACAGGTGGTTTTGGTAATTTATTTGCATCATGGACTAAATCAACTGAACGTGATTATGCCGGGGCCATTATCAGTATCATCAATGGTACAACCACGCGACTATTCACCAGTTATGCCCCAGAGTTTGACTCAATACCGAATATTACCGATGGTGAATATAAAGTTAAAATGGGGTTCTTTGATGTGTTTGGTACTGACAATATTCAGTACTGTCCTGAACAGACAATCAGTATTAATTCCAAATATCAGTTTACTGAAGATGATGCTAATGCAATTAATGGTATCCTCGATCTCGATGAGCGTTTAACCGAAACTTTGAATGATGCTGTCAGCATTGCCAATAAAAATACCAGTACTGTAATCAGTGCATCAGAAGTGCGTACCAATGATAAAATCACAGCAAGTGAGAAAACGTTAAGTACTCAAATCTCCGGGGTTAATAGTTCTCTGTCACAGCGATTAACAACGGTTGAAAGCACTGCCAGTGATAACAAATCGAGTATTCAAACGTTATCTCAGACAGTAACGGATAATGATAAGGCACAGTCTACGGCTATTACTCAACTGTCATCCTCTGTTGATGGCAAAATCTCTACTGTCAGTACCGAAATGGCAACTAAAGCTACTAAAACAGAAATAAACGCGAGTTATTCACTCTCTGTCAATTCTAACGGTACTGTAGCAGGGTTTAAATTAATGGCAGGTGGTGCGACTAACTCAGGGGCAGTATATTTTGCCGCTGATAAGTTCATTGTTTCGGGTACAGGGGCGGCAACTGTTGGCGGTACTGCACCCTTCGCCATTGTGAATGGTACTACCTATATTAAAACGTCAATGATTCAGGCGGCAAGTATTGGAAGTGCATACATTGCCGATTCAGCAATCACCAATGCGAAGATTGCCAGTGCTGCCGTAAATACCGCTGAGATTGTTGATGGCTGTATAACCAATGCAAAAATTGGTGCAACTATTCAAAGTAATAATTACGTAGCTAACAGTACTGGATGGCAGATCAACAAGTCGGGCACATTCTATATCAATGGAAACTCTGGTACAGGCAGGATGGTAATCAATAATAACTTAATCACCATCTATGACAGCAATAACGTACTGCGAGTCAGAATGGGGTTGTGGTAATGGCACAGGGATTACAATGCTGGGACGCAGCAGGGCGATTAGTGGTTGACCTTAATGATTACAATATACGGTACATGGGGAGTGTAAATCTTTCCATTACCGCAGGACAAACCGCATGGAGTGTTGCATTTACTGGTATGAAGAGTACTGGATGGTTAGCTATTCTCAGAACTAATCAGTACTGGAATAATTTCTACTGTATTCCGGGTAATAATGCTTTCACGGTGCAGTACTTACCAACTACAGGCACTTATGCACAGACACTAACTTTTGATGTATACAAATATGATGTTTAAGGATGAACGATGTCAGGTTTTCAGGTTTACAATTCAGCAGGGGCATTAACTATTGACTCTGACAACAGAGCGGTAGTTATGAGTACCGTTAAGGCAATGGGTACTCTGACAGATACCGGGTATTATCAGATTGCCAGTGCCTTCGGTAACGGCAGTACGTTAGGTTATCTTAGTACCAGTTTCTTCCCTGTTACGGGGCTACGCTGGTTTCAGTTGCAGACAAATGGGAAGTACTGTTTTCCGGGTGCATCACTGTATGAAGCTGGTTCAGGGCGGTTTATGCTCTCCAGTAACACTACTGCACTTACATCTGGTTATCTTGATGTGTTCAATGCATCAGGCCAGTTAGTATGGACAGCGGCAAGTGCGGGTACGATGCCCCGTATACGGGATTTCTTTACTGTACCCGTATCACATGACCTCTCAACGGCATTAACGCTTACTACCGATTTTGCAGATCCCTGGATTTGTATTAGTCAGTGTCCGGGGAACATGTCAGATGATGGTGATGTAGTGGGGTATTCAGGTATCTTGATTAGACGCAATTCAAGTACATCATTTACATTGCAGTATGTTAATAAAAACCAGAAGCCCTTTCGTACTGCAATGGGTAATAGTGGCGTACAAATAGCCCTCGCAACCTTCACTGGATACTAAATACAATAAAAGGAAAGGGTATTAAATTTTATGGATATTGGAACTATTTTAGCGTTGGTTATTTCTGGATGCGTGTTTGTATATACTATCTTCCGTGATAATACGAAGGATACTGATGATTTGTTAGCACGGGTAGGTAAACTTGAAACAACCATTGCTGTACAGAACATTAGTATTACAAAGATTGAAGCGGATCAGGATAAAATGCGTGATGTACTCAGTAAACTTGAAACTCAGATTCATGATCTGGATGTTAAGATTGAAAAACTGATTACAATTCTACAGCAACGTCAACCGTAAAAAAAGGCATAGTATTTTTGTACTATGCCTTTTCTTTATTTGTTTTTCAGTACTGCAATCATTGCATCAACGCGGTTGGGCGTCTGTTTGTACCATAGTGAATCTTTGGCTTGTTTGACCGCTTCTGAATAATTTTTTATCTCAAGTGCGGTAAGCATTTTGCGGAACTTTTTAACCCCCTGAATCCCTAACTGGAAGGTCATAATGGTGATAAAATCATTCCAGTCATCAGGAAGGACTAGTCCCAGTGTTTTTACCTGCACTTGAACTTTCGCCAAATCGCGTGATAACAACTGATCCGCTTCATTTTCAGTAATGCCAGTAGTGAAATCTTCCCCCCTTTGAATCAGATGTCCGTAACCTACAGTATTGAACCCTAAACTGTCAGCATAGGGATAGAATTTCCCATTTCTGAAGTATTTCAATTTTGCCTGGTACTCTTTAGTACCTTCATATTCTTTTAATCGTGTTTTTAAGTCGCTCATTTACTAAATACCTATATTAAATCTATAGGGTTATTTATATGAGTGAATGGAAATACTCTGAGGGCTGGGATGAAAAGCAAATGCTATGTCTGAATCTGGTAAGGATGAGTAAAATCCGATCACCAAATGCAAAGGATAAAAAAAGGCTACTCGGAATAGTACAGACACTATTAGAGTACTTGAGGTAAATACATGGCAAGCAGAATAAATGGTATAAGCAGTACAACGGGTTATATAAACACACAGGGTACGAAGTTAGGTAAACTTTTCCAGAATGAAATAATTAAACGCTCAAAACTGCTAGCACAAAAGGTGCAGGCCGATTTAAACAATTCAGTGGAGAAGGGAGCCGTAACATTCACTCAACGTTCAGTACTGTTTCTGTATAAGAAGAATGGTAAGAATTCAGTTATTGCAACTATTATGATCAAGGATCAGCAGGCAAAGTACCTGTATAACGTTTTAGTTGAACAAAAGGCGATTGATAAGTTTATACCAACATCTTTAGCCCGATTAGACCGATTTGGAAATATCTCAGGATTACGGAAAGGGTTAACTTCGGGTAAGTATAAAATAGTTAAATCTAAACATGGTAAAGAGCGTCTGATAGATACTTCTAAAAAGGACACTAAGAAGAAAACAAAAAGAGTAATTGGTTTGCGTGAAGAGAAACGCCGTAAACTCATCTATGACTTTTATAGCGAAGTTGATAAAGGTGTTCGGTTAATAATGAGCGGAATACAGGGTACATTTAGGATTAAGAGACGATGAATTTTGAACAACATTATGGTGAGTTAACCAAGGGAATTAAATTGAATGGTATTACCCCATATGGGAATAGTATGCCGATGAGCAAGATGTTCCTTAGTAAGAAGTTTTTGAAGAAGGTGAATACGAGTACGCATAATATTGATTCATATATGAATGTAATATTTGAACATCCCCAGCAACTAAGTGAAGGGGACGTTTATGAATGGGTACTGAATGATTTAGTACTATCGGTTTATCTCATCGAAGCGAAAGCACTATTTGTAAAAGGTAAAAATTTTTGGGTATATGCAGTAGGGATTATTGAATGATCAGTATTTTAGTAGAATTGATTAAAAATGGATTTAGCTTCTTTCAGAAGAAGCAACAGAACAAAGCAGATGAAGTTGCACAGAACCAGATCACGTTAGAGGAAACACGTCAGGGTTATACATGGCGTCAGGGCTTAGGATGGGTACTGACATTCATTGTACTTTGGAACTATGTTATCATTCCGGTACTGGCAGCGTTCGGAGTATTATTGCCACCAGTACCAATTGAGGCAGTATGGAAGGTATTAATAATTTTAGTTGGTCAATCGTAATTATAAGTGCTAATAATTCGATATTAATACCAAATAAATTTATGAATGTTTGTTACTTAGCTATTAATACCCGTATTTTTCTTCGAATTCCATTAACCCAGTTCCACCCGTAATAGAGCTTATCACTGCCTCAAAGTACTCTGCTTTAACAAGTAACGACATAGCATCGTTACCAAAACGTATAGGTGTGGTAAAACATGATATTACCACTTCTCTATTACCTCCCGTTCGCACAATTACAGCAATGACTTCCTCATCAATTTCTTTAACCTTAATATAGCCTGCATAAATTCCTTTGCCAAAGTTTACATGCCGATAACCATTTGATGTACTACTGGAATTTTTAAAGAAACGTCTGATGGCCGCATTGTTAATCTTACTAATCTGAGTAGGTTTATTACCGTTGTGCTTATAGTCATCTATTACCGAAAGTTTTATTACTTCTAAGCTAATAGTATCTAAAATAAATTTTACGATAAAGAAGATAATTAAAGGAATTCCATATGAAAAGAATGATAGGAATAAGCATAAGAGAAACATCACTGCAACGATCATAGCGTTATCTCAAAAGTTGGGGGAAAATTATGTTATCTTACTAGTTAACAATTTTCTATAAGATTTTGCATTTATTAGCTTGTTTTAACTAGGATTTTTCATGCAGATCCATGCGTGAGCACCTGTCCTCAAGATATAGGATATATTTATAAGTGTTATTCACATTTCCAGACCGTATTTTGTACGCCGTGGCCTTTAGGTAAATGTGGATTCATATTAGCACTATGAATGTAAGTTGCTTTTTGCTTGCTGTACTGCTCACACGCTTCATTTGCTGTTTTTTGCAAACTATCTAAGCCATACCATGCGTCCGACTGGAGACTCACAGTATTGCCATCATTGTACTGAACCATTGCACAACCGGTTAAGGTGAAGGCAATTAACGTCATCCAAAGGTTTTTCAT